TTGCCCAAGATGCTGCTATTGCTTTGTAGTTGGTCATAAGATACTTGCCAATTCTTCCTTGGTCAGTCCGGCAATATCTGCAAGTTTTTTAATAGCAGATTCACGCGCATCTTGTTTGGCTTTATACTCGGCTTCAAGTAATAATGTTTCTGCTTGGCGTGCTTGTTGGTCAGCAATAAAATCTGTTTTTGCTTGACCAGTTAATTCAATAACTTGGTCGTCAATACCAACCATAATTTTTTCTGATTTATTCGTTGATGCCATAAATTGAAACCTTTCCTGAAATGTTTCCCCCACCATTATTGCTAATTGTCAATCCTGTGTAAGAGGTTGTTGAATCTGTCCAACCACCAGCAGTAAACAAATAAGCATCTCCACGAATTGCTGAACTATTTTGATAAGTATAAGCAGTTGCAAATGGACGATAAATAGTACATTCAAAAGTACAATCATTATTTCCAGTACCAGTTACATAACCAATTCTATTGTAAGTGGTGACTTGACTATCTTGAACAAAAGACGCTGTGTTTAAGGCTAAATAATAATTTGAACTGTAATAACCAGTGGTTCTATCAGCGCCTGAAACTCTATATCTTAAAGAAAGAACGCCAGCAGCAGTAGCATTAGTGACATTTCCAACAATTTTGTAATTTGTATAAGTTGCACTAAATACATCATTTATAGATTGACTGGCTACTCCACTAAAACTAGTTGTATTCAGTAAAACCATTCCAGCCTTTTTAGTACCAAGAGCTGTAAACATAGAAGCGTCTATTGAGTCGCCTAAGGTTTCTATAGCTGTAGCGCCGTCTTTTACAAGATCAGTTGAAGTTGGTACAGCCCAACCATAATTAGGGGTAGTAGTTGCCATTGTTCTAGTTTATCCTTTTCTTAAATAACGTCAAGCCAACGAGTAGCATTATCAAGGTTTTGCCATTGGATTACAGAGTTGTAATCTTCCCATTGTACATCAAGTGTTGAGTAGATTGAGTTAGAAACCGACATAGCCAGTTCAAGGTTATTACGTCCAAGTGTCCAAGTCCAGCCTTCAACAAAGCCTTCATTATATCCTTCGGCTATTAAACCTACTGGGATATTGTCTAAGTATAAAAGGGTATCCATTGAGACACCTAAAAGGTTATCTCTGACTGTATTTGTCATATCTGAATTTGATAAATTGACTGTTACTTCTTCGAGTGAGACTTTAGGTGTTCCTCTGTAATTAACAAAGTTTGTAGCTTGTTCTGTGGCGTCAGCTGTTTCGGCAAGTATTGTGGATCTAACTTCTTGAAGCAAACCATAATTATTTATTGACGTGTCATTTTGTGCTTCTACTTCTTGGACTGGGTCATCATATTGAATAACAACACTATTAACAATGTCTGCTGTTTGTAGTCTTGTTTGTATGTCAGCGTTTACAAGATTAGCGTCAAGTTCGATAAGATTAGTTGTATAGTTTTCACTTCTTCTCTCTGCGTCTGCGTAACCAATTTTGAAATCAGTTGTGTCATATAAATATCCTAACCCTGATTGTTGTGTAATATCTGTTAAATTGTAAGCCTGTTCTACTTGTGCAGGTCTAGCAAGTACTTCATAACGTCCTGCGTCAATTGTGTCTATGCCTTGCACGCCATAGTTAGCCCAAGTCTCAGTTGTAAAATCATCCCAAGTTTGTGTGTTGCTAATGTCTTCCCAAGCAATATACAAAGTTTCTTCAAGAATACGTGTAATACGTGCGCCGTCTAATTCTTCTGGGTAAGCAACAGAACCAGCGTAACGTTTAACAAGTAAACCAAGAGCGCCTACAGCTTGTATTTGTAATGTGTTAGGTTTACCACCTAAACCTGCGCTTTCAAATCTGTTAAAAACACCTGAAACTTCACCTGTGAACAATTTGACATAAGCACCTGTTGAGTCTGTGACTTCAATTAGTACTGTGTCTAATAGTTCAACTACTGGGCTTGTGCCCTCTAAGTTTAATAATTCTAGGTTGCAATAACTTGGTTGAGTTGCTTCAAAGAAATCGTTGCGACCATAAGTAATTGTTGCGTTCTCTAATGTTGTAGAAGTTTGTACAGTACCAGCAATAGTTACCCGATACGTTGGTGTATATATTGTCATTAAGCCCTACCTGGGCCAACTCTAATTCCTGTCGTTTTTAAGGCTGTGTTTTGAACTTTGATAAGGGTTCTAGCTGTGCCTTGTGGATCTACTGCGCCTTTAATGTTGTAGTTATTTACTACTGTTGGCTTTTGAGTGTTAATTCCAACTAAACCTTTTGCTTTACTCGAAGCTGGGGCGTCTGGCGCAAACTGTCCTGTAGCATTAACAAATTGTCCTACAAGTGATTCATCAAACGCTTGCTTAAAGTCTCTAAATTTTTGAATCGCTGAATCTATTCTTGTAAACAATCTATCTAAACCTTCGGTCATATCTGTTAGTAAGTTAATAAATCTTACAAAACCTGATTCTTCACCTGTTGAATCATCAAACGTTCCCGCTAATGAGCCAAGACCTGAACCAAGGTCACGTAAGGCTTTTCCTAAATTATAACCTGCTTCTTCGCCCTCGTTAGTTGCTTCTGCAAACATTCCAAGAGACGGAACAACAGATCTCTTTTTACCTGTTAAGCCGTCAATAAGTCCTTGTAGTGCTGGTGCAAGTACATCTGTTGCAAATTTTGCAAAGCGTTCAAGTAATGGTAAAAGTGCTTGACCTAAACTTTCTTTCGCTTCATCTATTGCAATTTTGAATCTTGCTAGACGACCAGCAAAAGTATTAGCAGCTGCGTCAGCTTGTCCTTCAAAAGTTTCGGATAATGCAATAACGGCTTTATCAAAATCTTTAGTTTTAACAATGTTTTCATCAAGAGGTACACCAATACGTTTTAATGCGCCTAGGTTGCCGTCATAGGCTTTACCAAGGGCTTCTGAAACTGTTGCTAAGTCTTTACCTGTACCTGCAGCTATATCTAGGGCTAATGATTGTAATTTTTGTGCTTTAGTTACGTCTTGTGTTGATCTAACAAGTCTGTCAAGGCTAGGGCGTAATTGGTCGTCGGCTACACCAGTAGCACGTGCTGTTTTGTCAATGTAATCTTCTGTGGCTTTAACTTGAGCGTCTGTAGCCTTAGTTACGTTCTTAAGAGTTTGTGCAAGTGATATTTGGGCTTTCTCATCTTCAATAGCAGCTTTAACAGAATCAACACCAATTTTAATAGCTGCAACACCAGCAGCTGCGCCAAGAGCTGCAAAAGCCAAAGCACCCGCTTTAAGTGCGCCACCAAGTTTACTGCTAAAACTTTTTGTTTCTTTATCGGCTTTATCAAGTCCGTCTATAAATTGTTTTGTGTCAGCAAGTAACGCAAGTTTAAGTGTCCTAATGTCAGCCATTACAAACTAGCCTTCCAAGCGTCTCTAATTTTTTCATAACCTTTAAGCCATTCCTGAGCAATCGTTGGTTGAAATCTTGACATAGCACGATACAACCACCAACCTTCTTTCCCACCTTTACCAGATCTACGGGGGAACTGTTTATATTGTTTAGATCCGAATTCATTACCCATTATCACATACCCTGCACTAAAAGCACTAGAGCCAACTTTACGATTACCACCAATACTAAAACTAGGTGCTTTATCTGATTTAGATATTTTAATTGAATCAGCTACAGCTATGGCTTGTCTCACGTTATAAGGTGCGTTACTAGCTGCGCCTTTGGCATAATTAGCACCACGTTCGGCTAAGTCTTGTGCAATTTTTTTCATATCATTTTTAGCAATATCGTTCATTTTACCAAAGGTGCGAAGTAAAGAACGATAATCTTTATCAACTGGAACAAGACTTATTGCTTTAGCCATTATTGCGCTCGTTCAATATGTCTATAGCCGTTGCCCATATTTCGGGTTCGGTATTGAGCCAATAATCGGGTGTTATCCCAGTTTCTATTGCTAACTCGACTGCTGTTCGCCCAAGACTTCGGGCTTGGTAAAATTTGCTGTCTCAAAATCAGAAGCTGCAATAGAGATGACTTTGGTTTTCCAAACATCAAAACTTTCAACTTTTTTAGTAACGCGTTGCTGGATCTTATGACCAAGAAATAAAAGAAGTTGGTTACTTGGTGTGCTTTCGTCCATAAGAACTCTGACAATAGATTTATTGTTGTATAGTTCTTTTTCTGCCATAGCAAGTTCAATGGGTCTTGTCCACTCATCAAACTTTTCACCTGTTTCTAATTCCCAAGATATTTGTAATTTAAGCATTTGTGTGCCCCTGTTCTTTGTTTGTGGTTGTTACGCTGTTAGGTCTTCGGTTGGAATACCTACAACTTGTAATGATACTGAACAAGTTTGTGCGTCTGCACCTGAAGCAGAAACTCCTGGGTATTGTGGTAATACGTTACCAGTCAAAGTTACACCTGTTTTTAATGTCAAAACAAATGCAAGTACTGTGTCTGGTGCTGACTCTGTTGCGTCCCATAATGCTTTGTACAAGCTGTCTGGAGATGTTCCTGCGTCGTTCAAGAAGTTAATATCAAGAGTGACGTTTGAGTCAAT